CATTTCACCTTCTAGGTACTGTTTAATGAATCTATTCTTTCTAGTAAGTGCTCTGATAATAATACCTGCATAACTCTTCTGACCAACTGCAGTTTCACCATCCATTGTCTTACCACCGTCTGACTTCATTGGCTTTCTTGCTAACTGAACAGTGACTGATGGTAGATATACACATGACTTACCACCTGGCATGTTCTTCTCAATTGATGGGAATAGGGCTGCAGGGTTATCATATACATGGTTAGTGCATAGAATAGTAGTCTGTGTAACTGCACCTAGGTTAGTACATGTCTGCATAAGAGTCTTCATTGCTCTAGCATTAGTTCCCATATCTGCTGACGTACTGTCCTTACTCATCCGGTTGAGGGATAGCTCTGACTGTAAGTTTCCTAATGAGTCAATAGCAACAATGAACTTACCCTCGAGTCCCTTCTCTTTAATAGAGGTAAGGAACTTATACAGTGCATTACGTGTCTGCTCAATACTAATACAAGGAACATATTTTACATTACTTACATCTAACCCTAATCTCTCAGCACCTTCAGGATCAATGGCATTCTCTGTATCAAAGATAACAGGAACAAGACCTTCTTTCTGAGCGGCCGCTAGAATCTTCATAACAAACAGTGACTTACCAGTCATCGACTCACCAGCTAGCATAGTCACCCTACCTTTAGGAATACCACCGTGTAGTGAACCTGAAATAATAGCATTTAAAACATACGAGCCTGTATCAATCCAACCACCAACTCTACTCAGAGTGCTATCGCTCAAGTATGTTGCAAAGGGGTTAATTTTATCAATCTCTGATAAGGCGCTTTCGATATCTTTATCCATATACCATTATTATAGCATAGTATATAGATATATCCAGAGATTGTTTGTCTTTAAATTAATTGACAGCTACATGTGTCACAATCAAAATAATACCCTGTAACTCCCATAACTAGTGTACAGTCAATAACTGGGTATTTGTTATCGCTAGTACAGTTAAATGTAGGGCATATACACTTACACGTTCCTTTCTCTAAAATGAACGGTATTTCTCCAGATAGTGGATTAGGGCACCAACCTACTGGATTACATGGTTGTGCATCTTCACAGGACGGTATACATGTACATGTTTCGCAATCGAACACGAATCCTGACGGGCATTGTGCTTCAGGGTATGAGCTACCGGAGCAGTTAGAGAATGGACATGGTGGAGTTGAGACTATCTTTTCACACTCACAGGTATCGCAATTAAATGGAACAACAACACCGTTAACAGAGCAGTTTGCAGTTAGTGATTCGTTTGCTGTACTGCTTATGACGGGCCAGGCAGGGCTTCCAGTAAGACACTCGTAGTATACGCAGCTAATACAAGTGAGTAGAGGAGCAATCGTAGTTGTTGTTGTAGTAGTTGTAGTGGGTGCGGATGTGGTTGTTGGAGAGAAAGGTCCTAAGGTGGTTGTTGCGATAGGCTCTTCACCGGTTAATGACACCTTAACTAGTTGGTTTACTGTTTCGTTACTAACCAGCTCTATAACCTGGTCGTTATGTTGCGTGTGGAAAGTATACATCGTATCACTCTCTTTTGATCCAAGATAGTTATTCTTAATTAATGATAGATCTCCAATACGTGAGAAAAAGGACGGTGAGTATATACTGACAGGTATAAAGAATTGCGCATATTTACCACTACAATATACAACCATAACCTGACATACAATCGACCGGATTAAACTAGTTGATGATGGATTATACGTATGCTTTTGATCCCAAGAGACATTATAATATCTAACATTGTTAATATCCTCTGTAAAAAAATCAGCCTTGACCACTTCTACGTCTGACCCGTCGCCCCATTCAAACTTAAAAGAGCACACAGGCTCCTTTAAATATAATTGCTGTAGATTTACTATCAGTTCACTAGTGTCTTGCAAAACTACTCTAGGTAGAACTTTAGCACCTTCTGGTGATGATGAAATTAGGTTTACAGTCTCTATCATAACAATTGTTGTATATAGGGTATTTTCCGCACTATACTTATTTAATACACATTACCGGATTTCCCACCACAACTTGCATAAAAATAACATATACACGTAACAAAAAAACGGCATCACTTAAGTGATGCCGTTTGATGACATTAGAAGCTCAGCAGAGAGCGATTCTAATCGAACAATTTTACAACCTCTGGTTCAGCGGCGGCTGCTGGTGGTCCATCCGCCGCGGCGGGTGAATTAATATTTTTATATTGTTGTGCGACTTGCACGGATACAGTAGCGTCAGAGATAACAATGGAAGCTTTGTCAAACGTCCAGTTATTTTTCTCTTTATCTTCTAGAAGTTCCATGAAAACGTATGGATAAGACTGTACCTGAAGCTGGTTTGTTTCAGGGTCCGGCTGAATGTGGAGAATAACTGGATTGTGAATGACAAGCGATTTTGCAGTCTCTTTCTTCTTTTCTCCAACGACTGTGCGACCTATATGGTCAATTATTGTAATAATTTCTGACATGATGTTATTATATAGTATATGAATGTGGTTATCAACTAGTAAACCTTACTTTTTTTCTGTTTTAAGTGACTTGTTGACCTCTCCACGCCAAGTTAGCAAAGCACGTCTCATCGCCTCAATATCTTTATGCTTATTAACTCCCGAGCCATTGTCCTTACCGAGCATGACATCAGAAACGATCTTCAGCATATCATTAATTCCTTTATACTTACCCCGCCAATATGCAGGATGTGCTTGTGCTGTCTCATCTAAATTAGGTTTGTCCAAATATTCCATATAACTATTTATAATGTGTAACTACTTAATCAACTAAACAAGTCAAATAATTCAGTCTGAACGTTATCTGTAGGTTTTCGAATTTGCCAGTCGACTGACTCATAAAAACGGCTAATAGTATTAAATAATATTTTCTCAAACATCTTCTCATAATCAACATTAAACACCTCTGCATACTCGACAGGATACTGATTCTTAAACCCTATACTCTCGATATTGTATTTGTTTGGCTTCTGAAGATAAACGTATCTGATCTTATCACCTGATGTAATATCCTCAATCTTATTGTCCGTGCCTAGCTCTTTATTGATATAGTTATGATAATACGCAGACTTTACATGTACTGGCATACCTTTGACCGTGCTGAGATCATTACAATGGCTTGCATACTTCTCATAGTTTTTGATACCGGTAACAAAAGCAATCTCCTCTGCAGAAAGAGTTTTAAACTTATCATAAGCCTTGTTTAATAGTTCGTTTGTCTCGGTACGTGACCTATTATTAAGCATAGTCTCAATAATTTTCTTTGCATAAGGTTTAATTGTACCGGGCATAGTCGAGCGTACAACCTCAACGCCAGTATACTTGAACTTATTAACCTTAACACCCTCATCATCTAGAATTCTCAGCACGTACCTCTTCTTCTGCAAAAAGCATCCTACATCGCAGATCTTCTCCCGTTTAAAATTAAACCTAGGATCATTAGATAGTAACTTGTTCCTTACCCATGTATTAATATTACTATTAAGGAACTCTTCTATGTCGTCGAGCTTGTTGTATGTAGTATCGTGCACTTGACCATCCTCGCTGAATGTTATCATACCTCTATCAACATACGGCTGGATAGATACAAAACAACTATCTGTATCATTATATATGATCGTTTTATCTCTCTCAGCAGGTGTTATATCTGGGATCTCCGCTGAAACAAAATCTCGAATAAACTCATTTGATTGCTTGATGATAGCCTGTCCTGTCAAGGTAACGGATGATGCAATCTCATCGTCGCCGAATGAGGCGTGTTTATTGCCGAATACTCCGTAAAGCGAGTTAATAAGGATCTTAATTACTAACTGCTTTGTATCTAATCGAGCTGCCCGTGCCTTGAGTTTATTCGCTGCTGTAGTATCACTCGCTAGCGATCTCATCTCTTTCTCTACACTAAACAAGGTCTTCTTTACCTCCTGCCTTCTCTTAAAATAGTCATCCAGAAACAATGGCACAATACCTCTTCTCTTCTGCGTAAATATAATATTTGCTTTCGTTAAACAGCACTGCTCCTTTTTAATAAACTGGACAAACTTCTTAGGGCTTAGTACTAACATCTTACCTGATGTATGATATATCTCAAAATCACCTGATGCATTCTTTTCAAATCTCCCAATCTTCGTTTCTGGAGACATATTCAACGACATCATGACACTAGGGTAAAGTGAGGCAGCATCGAAGGTTACTATACTGGTCTGGAATCCTCTTCGTGGAGTTGATACATATGCGCCAGGGTTCTTCCCAGATGACGGAGCTCTAACGAAAGTAGACATCACCTGACCGCCCATACGTGCCTTAATAGTCATTGCACCCGTCAGAAGTGACACTGATCCCAACGCACCCTCAAACGTAGTAAGACCTACATATGCCAACATACGCAGCAGTGATATATATTGAAGCTTTTCCTCGAGCATCACCAACAATCTAACGTCGTGAATATTATACTCAATAAACTTATCCCAATCAGTATCAGCCAGTGTTGGAAGATCTATGCCTCCTAGATCTACTTTATTCTCACCAAGTTCTATCTCTGCAATTGCGTCAAGCTTATAAGTCTCGCGCATAACGGAACAAAACTTCCTATATATATCCAGATAGTCAATACACGACACACCATCCACATAGTACCTTTTCTGCTCATTACCAAACTTACCTCTGATAACTCTATGAGTGATTCTTCCGAGAGGTGAGAGTCTCTGTACATACTCCTCGCCCAAAATACGCTCACATCTATTCAATATATAAGGTATATCAAAAAACTCAGAGTTCCACCCACTCAATATATCAGGAAAGTCCGCCTCTATATACTCGATAAACTTTACGAATAATTCACACTCATCACTGCAATGAGTATACACCACATCATCGTGAGTATATCCACACGGCTTGAGGCCAAACGTATTATACTTCTTACTGAGCGAATCGTAACACGTAATAGCATTGACCGTATGAGTAGGGTCATCAACATTCGGAAACCCATCTACAGAGTAGGTCTCAATATCAATAAATGTTGTCTTTACATCAAACTTAGTAAAATCCTCTTTCTCATTATCCTCCCAAAAAGCATCAACTAAAAACTGCTGCACAGCCTGTAAGTTCTCATACACTCTCTTAATTCCCGTATCGTTAACAAACTTATTACGCTCGTATGAGTTCCTAAAAGACCTTTTACGTATCTTCGTATCGTAAATGGACGTCTTATCACCTCGCGGATCCTCTACATACAAGTAAGGCTCACATGTAGCTTCACGGACTACACGATCACCATTCTCATCCCACGTAAATAAGGTTACGGTCTGATTACTCCCATTATAAACAGCATTTCTATACATTAATGCTATTATAGTATATTAATTCCACTTTTGCAAGTATTTTCTTTGGTCTGACCCGTAAGGTGTATTAAGCACTTCAAGATGAGCGCCTATATTTTCTGGTCTCTCCAAAAATCTCTGCTCGGCAACGCCTCTAAATATTGAAACGTTCTTATAGTATTGTGCCTTGTTCTTTACAACTGCATCTATTTTAATCTCCAGTTCCTCACCTGTTTTAAACTTAAGAAACTCTGGCGCATTTTTGTATGTCTCCATATCTTGCACCATACACGGAACTCCGAGCGCGCATGCTTCAATAAACTTAATGTCAGACTTCGATCTATTAAAGCTGTTATCTAGTAAAGGTGCTATCATAACAGTAGCTTGTAGGTTGGATAACATCGCCGGGTAATTAGTAAGTGTCTGCCATGGATGAAACTCAATCTTACCGGATTTGACATAAGGCATTAGTTTAGGCGGGAAAGCACCTACAAATATCCATTGATACTTATCAATGGTTTTTACTACAGTATCAACAACATGGGAGAAATCGTCTATACCCCCGTTCTTATTATCAACATCATAATGAGCGCCAGAACCGGTATACAATACCCGCGGCTTTGATTTGTGTTTATCATACGCCTTGTATACACTATTTTTATCATATACATGACCTAGCCAGAAATCAGGAATGAAATTAGGAACGACAGTTATTTCTTGCTTACCTGTTTTCTCCTTATACAATTCACGCATATAGTCGCATGTTACAGTCACCTCATCACATAGATTAATTATATCGATGCAGTTCTGTCTAACATTGTCATTATCAAATGCAAACTTGAACTTATTATAGTCAGGAATTTCTTCTCTAAAAACAACATCATCCACCTCGTAAACCATTTTAAATTTATAATTATGCTTTTCACGAATAGCTCTCAAATGCTGGATGAATTTCTTCTGACTATCCGATGCTTGTCTTTGGAACTTTATACACGCTACGTCTCTATACCATGACGGGTCGAGTACCATAGCAGTTAAGGATGTAGATATTCCTAAACCAGATTGATTAATGAGCATCTCTGGCCATAGAATCCGCCAGAATCCGCATCCTGAATAATCAGCAAGGTAGTTAATGTACCTTTTTGCATCCTCCTCGCGCATGCGCGGTTGTTTAGGTTTTGCAGGTGCCGGGGCACTGAACGTGTTTGGTAGATGTGGCTGAACAGGTGCGTACGGCCCAGCATATGGTCCTTTTAGCTGATTAGGATTTATCATTGTTAATATATATGGTGCTATTCATTATAATCTACACGTCTCGTTATTCCATTTTCCTTCTCCAGGAAGATAACTTCCCCGGTTGCTGCTTTCAGCGATTCTTTACGGTGAGAGATTATTATTGAGCACTCATCATACACGTCGATACGCTCATGTAGAACTTCAGTGATGAGATCTATTCCCTTACTATCGAACGACGAGTCGAAAAGCTCGTCATATATTGCTATATTATAGCTGACACCGCCTTGCATACGTCTCATATCGGAAAAAGCAAATAAACAAGCAAGGTCAATAGCCTTACGCTCGGCTCCAGAGAAGTTAAAGTAAGAGCATATTTTACCTTTTTCATTTACTATTTCCTCTTCAAAATACTCATTAAAGACGCATAGTGAATTCGAATCAAGCTTCTGCAGATAATAATACATTTTATTGTTCAGAAGCTCTAACAACTTATTCACAATATAAGACTTTACACCTTCCTCACTTAGTACAAACTTAACTATATCTAACTTACTCAGTTCAGCATTGGATTTTGATAGCTGTTTCTTAAGATTATCTATACGGTCCCTACTATCTTTCACCAAGCCATCAAACTCGTTATCACTGTGGTCAATATTGTATATATCTCTCTTAAGTTCATCTTGCCATTGATGTAGCTGGTTAATACGGCCTTCTATATCCTTACAGCGTGCTAAACTAAGCTCAACATCACTGCACTTCTGCACCTTATTCTGTATCACCCTTTTAATCTTGTCACTGTTCTCTTCTAAGCGGCTAAGATCACTAGATTGTTGTGTAATTTCATCTACAATATCAAATATCTCTTGTTTTATTTTATTCTTCTCATCTTCAATTCTCTGCTTATCGTGCTCCTTAATAGAATGAAGACATACTGGGCACTTATCATCAGAAGTTCCTATTTCCGATAGTAGTTTTTTCTTATGCTTAACATCCGCCTTCTTATCCGCTCTCACCGTAAGCAGCTCTACTAATCTTTGATCGACCTTCGTTTGAGTTGCTCGTAAATCCTTAATTTGATGTCTAATACTATCTAAATCTACATCAACGCTCTCAGATTGCAGCTCTTCTTCGAGTCGGTTCAATTCATCTATGTTGTTCTGTTGACGTTCCTTATACACCAAGCGCTTATCCTTACGGCGACTATACATCTTATCACGTTGTTCAGCATGCACTTTATATGTGTTCTCAATCTCCTCTAACCTACTCTGCTGTATATTAGTTTCGTTCTTAACATCTATATACTCTTGCCTAGCAAGAGACAACATCTTACTAAAAACCTCCATTCCAAATATATCCTCAATAAACTTACGCTTCTCGATTTTATTTTTAGCCATAAAAGGTACGGCGTTATTAACTGTCATTATAACACAGTTCTGAAAAATTGATGGTGATGCGTTAATTAAGTTACATACATATTTTGTTGTGTTTGATATACTATCACGCGTTCTATCAACCCCATCTTCATAAAAGTATACCTTAGTTGGAGATAGTGACCTGACAATCTTACATTGAGTAGTCTTGTTAGACGTTTGCACCTCGAAATCGAGTTCAATATGAGTGCTTCCTCCTGTGATATTATTAACGATTAGTTCCTTCTTAATCTGCCTTAATGTATCACCAAATATAGCAAAATAGATCGCATCGGCAACCGTAGACTTACCTACAGCGTTTTGTCTGTCTGGCTTATCTTTATTACTACCGGTAATAATATTGAGGCCTTTATTAAACTCAATACTGACAGGATCATCACCTACAGATAAAAAGTTTTTAATCGCTATTTTCTTAAAGATTACCTTCTTCATATACTACACTTTTTAAATAAATCTAATGTAGTACTAAGTATACTATCACTTTCTTCAACATCAAGCATTGATACAAATTCTTCTATAGCAGCCTGAATATCGATGCCTGATAGATCCCTTTCACCTGTTAAATTGTTACATTGTGACAAGGACATGTCATACTCTGTATTAAGCTTCTCAGGCTTAAGTAGTAGAAGCTTATTAGTCAAAAAGGTCAGGTCCTCTCTAGAAATTTGACGGTCTAAATTAAGCTTTACTATGTTTCCTTTAAAAATCCTCTTAACCTCTGATGTGATGTTTTTGTAAGCTATAAGCTCACTTAATTTAATCTTCTTATATAGTGGAGATATAGTATTTTCATAAAAAGTATACTCTAAACTATCTAAATCTAAGATGTGATAACCTTTTTTATTACCAACATCACCAAAATCCATTTGAAACGGGTTACCGACATATAATATTGTACCTTTAGAGTATTTTTTTTCATGTCTTGTATGGAAATGACCAGATATAACTAATCCGCTCTTGGCAAGAATGTCCTTTATCTTTGTACCCTCCTCACATACCTTATATTGATTCATTTTAAAGGTTTCAATCTCAAAATGACCGAATATAACGTCACTTTTAGGTATCTGCCCAGTTCCTGTTTCCCAAGGACATAGAGTAATAGTCTTACCAAACGCATTAACAGTTGTAGGTTCATCAACTATGGTAATATTCTCACGTCCCTTGAATATCGAAAGCGAATTAACGTCAATACGGTGCTTATAATATACATCATGGTTCCCTAGTATGGCTATAACATTAAACTCTTTAAATATCTCTAGTATATCTGCCGAAACTTGTAAGGTATTAACAGATATCTCACTTCTATTGTGATGCCAGTCACCACAAAACACTATATCCTTAATCTCCTTCTCGCGAAATTCATCACGAAGCCAATAAGCCCACTTAATAGCTATACTATGCCAATATGTGCTATTAGTATGAACTCCTAAGTGTAGATCGGATATAATACCTACCCTATTCTTAGTGATCTTTATCATAGAAATCGTCTTCGTCACTACTTCCTGGACGTACATACACGGCACCTTCACCAGTATCAGAATCCATCATGATCTCCTCGTAAACCCTCTCCCTATACTGCTTCTCTGCTTCGTGATGTCTTTTTTCCTTCTTAATGCGATTCACAAACGCATTGAATGCGATAGTTGTAAAGTAGGAAAAGGGGTTACAGGGTCGTATCTTACCGTCTCTGTTTGTTGTTTTGTCAAAATTATACTTCTTACCGGCTAATGCCGAGTACATCTTAATAAGGGCATCGCCAATCATGTCATCTCTATATGAATAATTGATAAATGAGCTGTTATAACTCAGACCATATGCGATTTTCTTGATGTTTTCTGCTAGATCGTTAGTCATAACGTCTGAATCATAGTATTTTCTCAACGAAGCTCTAAACTCCTTTGGATTAACATAGTAGTGCTCTTTATTACTTGCCTTCTTCTTAGCCATTTTACTTATTATACATTAGCCTTTTAATTAATCAACTCATTAATCAACCATCTCTAAGGTAATTTACTAAAAAGGGTCAATACTTACCTCTTTATATTGAATTTTCTCCCTATCATATATAGCCTTGCGCTTTTCACTATGTTTTATACCGTAAGGTAGCTTATCACATATATCCATAATAATTAGCTTGTCTTTTGTTTCATGCTTCCTCAATCCCCTACCAATTGATTGTACAGTTCTAATAAAAGACTTCCCACCGGCTGCGAATATGATATTATGAAGATTTTTAATGTTAATACCTGTAGAGAATATGGCACTTATAGCAATACACACTACATTATCATGCTCCTCCATGATTTTCTTAATTCTCTCTCTTTCCTCTACTGCAACCTCACCTCTGATAAAATATACTTGTTTATGCTTAGTATTTTTTAAGAATTCTTGCAATACTTCACCATGTTTTATGTGATTTACTAAGAGAAGTATGTTATTTGGCAGTTTACTGCATAATTTTGTTAGAAAGTTGTTTCTATCCTCACTTTCATATATAAAATCTAGTTCTTCTCTATATCTATTATGTGTTTTGTAGTGAATTGGCTGTGTATAACTTAGCTCTAGTACCTTTACATTGACATTTGCAAGATAGTCTTCTAACCTGAGCTCATAACTCGATTTTTCATATATAACCGGGCCTAGTTTTCCTATAATCGACCATTTATCGAGCTGGTCTTCAGGTAATGTACCAGTAAATCCAAATTTATTTTGTGTTTTAATCTTGTGTACTATCTTTGATATCTTATTACCGCTAGATATCTTATGACACTCATCAACTATTAACAGATCAACATACTTTAGCCAGTCATTTTCACTAAACCTGCTTTGAATAATACCAATATTAGCAATAATTACATTAGCAGTAAGGTCTGGCTTCTGTTTACCCGTCCATTTAGTAAGTTTATACGTCGTTCCGCAGTTTATAAACTCATCATATGTCTGTTCCACTAACCCCAAGTCAGGTACTAGCATTAAACACTTAAATGTATCTTTATCAGGCGCGTTTCTGAAGAAGTTTTCAATTAACGCAGCTGTAGTAAACGTCTTACCAGCACCTGTACCTAACACACATGTACCTCTTCCAAGTTTTAATGCGCTTTTAACAACATCCTCTTGATACTCTCTTAGTTTAAAGTTAAATCCATCACATAAACCTACATCTAGACCTACACTTAACGCTTTTTTAAGGTTATTTGATATGGTTATATCTGTGTTTACTTGGTTTTTGATCAAGTATTTTCTAATTTCCCAATATATCCCAAGCTCACATGTACCGGTACCTGTAATAACGTACTTTCTCGTAGGTGCATACCTATTGTATCTTCTAGCAAACCTTGCGTTCTGGTTTTCTACACTAAAGTGCTCCCTAATAGAGTCAAACAGAGGCTTGTCATCACATCTCATTGAAAGTTTATTAGTACCTCTATTATAATCAAACTCTATCATACTAAAGCTGCTCGAGTTGATTTATCTTAACTATATTAGAGATGTCATACGACATCTGGCTCATTACCTTCTCCACTTTTTCCAGATACTCGATTATAACGGCATATTCAGATATATCTCGGGTAATATCAACGATACTATCATGTCTTTCGGCATGCTGCTCTGCTGTTGATTGTGTGACTTTAATAGGTGAATCGGCAATTACTCTCTTTGTTAGCTCCTTTTTAAGTTCTTTTTTCTTTGCCAACAGTCTATTTCTATTAACCTTTGCATCCATAAGTCTAGCTACCCAAAAATGCTTACGAGCCGGTAGTCTCATCTGAACTTCTTTAAGGTTAAAGTCATCTACAACGAGGTCTTTACCGATCTCATCCATATATTTTTTAAGTAGATCCATAATTACATATTATATATTAATAAGAGAGAAAATCAACAAGAGATATAAATATAGATATGAATAGGTTTGAACGCGAGTTTAATAGGGTTCTTCATGAAGACATGACAGCTGGCGGCGCCTTAGGTGGATCAGAAGGAGGGTTTAACCCAGCGGCTGATAATATAACATCAGGTGATTCATATGCACCTGATGATAGTAGAATACCAAAGTCTATATTCGGAGGCACTCTTACAAGAGCTGGTGTCACTAAGTGTAAGAAGTGTAAGAAGGGTAAGAAGTGCGCGGCTTGTAAGAAGGCAGAAGAGGAGGAAAAAATGACTAAATAATTATATGAGAACATTTCTTAAAAATAATATTATGACGTCTGACTTGAAGTTAGACCGTGTAGAGCAGTTCGATGAAAGAAGTAGAGGCTATTCGATTGGCACTATTAGAACAGCACATAAGCTTAGGTCATATACATGGAGATGTAATGACTGGTTTGATCAAGGCACTGAAGGTGCGTGTGTCGGTTTTGCTCTAGGTCATGAACTTGCTGCTAGACCGGCAGAGGTAAAGGGGTTGAGTTACGGCTTCCTTGTTGAGGATGTTTATTGGGAGGCTCAAAAAGCGGATCCATGGCATGGTGGTTCATATCCAGGCGCTGTTCCAGTATATCACGGCACTAGTGTACTAGCCGGGGTTAAAAGGATCAAGGATCTCGGCTATATAAAAGAATATAGATGGGCGTTTAATATTGATGATGTTCTCTACGGTATTGGTCATAACGGACCAGCAGTATTAGGCATACCATGGTATAGTGACATGTATCACCCGGATGATAAGGGATTCGTCAGACCTACAGGTGATGTGGTGGGTGGGCATGCTATTTTAGCAAGAGCGGTTAATATTAAGAAGGGTTATGTTACTCTGAGAAACTCTTGGGGTAAAGATTGGGGTAAGGATGGTGACTGTTATATCACGTTTGAAGATTTAGAAAAGCTACTTAAGGAAAGAGGCGAGGCTTGTTTCCTGATGAGACGTAAGAGCAAGGTTTAATGAGCTTAGATACAGGGCATTGGCAGAGGACGCTATATAACGAGGGTGTTGACGATACTCCCTTCGGATTTATATATATGATCACCAATAACGTTAATGATAAGAAGTATATTGGTAAGAAGCAGTGTCTAACTACTAAAAAAAGAGCGCCTCTTAAGGGTAAGAAAAATAAAAGGCATAGTATTGTAGAGACTGACTGGAAGACGTATACATCTTCCTCTAGACAGCTAAACGAGGATATAGAATCACTTGGAAAAGAAAATTTTACCTTTGAGATCTTGATGTTTTGCGATTCGAAGTGGCAATTGGCCTATGAAGAGACTAAAATACAGTTTGAGAAGGAGGTTTTATTAAGGAGTGACTACTATAACGGCATCATTAACTGCAGAATTGGCAAAAGAAAATAGACAACTATATGATCAGGATCGTAATATAGTGTTTGTTGACCTTAATAGCTACCTCACTGATTCGTTTAACGACTACATTCTATATATTACAGAAAATGAGCTTAGCTTAACACGTAAAGAGAAGAACAAACTTGGTATTCACTTTATTATTAAACAACTGCTCGGTGCAGTTAAGTCAACCAACAAAAAGAAGTGGTTTTATTATAGAGTGTGTGAGGGATCTGAGGAGACAAAGCTTGTGAAGAGAATATTTGCATCCTTACCTACTAATATAATGTACGGTGATTGTGAGTGGTATGATTTTATAAAGGAACTTGACTATAATGTATATAGGAATAAGGATGTTTCGTGTACGTCATTTCAAAAATTTAGACAGTTTCTAAAGAGGTATGAGTTACAGCAGCTTGAAAAAGAGTTTTTAGGAAATATAAATATAAAACTTTCACTGCTTCCATAAATATATATATGAACAAATTTCTCGAACAAGTTGATGACGAGATGCGCGCACTAACCGAGGATATACCCTCGCAGGAGTTTAAGATAGCACTAAAGGATCTTCTAAACAGTAGTGGATTCACTGCGTTTCCAACAAACACATCAAGCGAGTCAACAAAAGATCAGTTAAGAGTAAAGTGGAATGATCAAATCTTCTTAGTTGATATTAAACATGCGCCGGTAGAGGATGAGGATGTTTCAGCGGCACAAGTGGTTGATCAGGCCGGTCAAGAGTATAGTGGTGAAAAGAATTTAATGAAAAGGCTTAAAAATCGCCAAGGTAAAGAGGCTGAAAGAGTCAGTAAAGAGTATAAGAGTACTGTTGTTGATGATGCAATTAAGCAGATTAAAGATGAAATTCAAAGGTATGGCAATAGCAATAAATAAGCCGATGAAGACATTACGTCTCATTGAGAGTTATATACATAATATTGCAGAGCAGGATGCATCTGCAGATCCAAATGCTTCGAGTAATGAGATAAGCAGTAATGAAAGATATATAATTAAAATCCTTACTAACGCCCTTATATTCAACCCTGCAAAGTTTCCAGACCAACGAGAGGGCATTTTCAGCGATATAGATAGAATCAGCCGGGCTGGTAGTCAGCCTATCGCTGCGACTATACGTCAAATTAAGGACATAATATCGCTAGATAGAAGTTTAGTTATAGAGGGTGAGGTATCACGGCTCTTTGGCTATTATACAGAGATGTTAGAGCGTAATAGCTTAGACGCTACTGAACCACAGTTAGATTCCGAGCCAGTTGATGGTGAAGAGCCTACTAAAGATCCTAGTTTGGAGATTGATGTAGACTTAGATGAAATATTTCCTCTATATCAGGATATGATATTATCGGCATTAAGATACGAGCCGACTAGTCGCGACTTAATGATGCTGCGGGACGTAGTTAACGGTATAGATGAGGCTGATACTTTGACTATCGTTGATACAGTGCAGAGCATTATGAACAGTAAGCGGTCAGAGGAGGACGTTGCGGATGATTTAACTGATATATAACAATTAAAATAGACATGAACTATAACAAGAGGAAATTAGAAGATCTTTATAGCCAACTAGCGGGTAGGAGCGTTCAGCCTAGAAAACACTTGAATGTGTTAGGTGAGGATAACCAAGGCCAACTCTTAAGACAACTTAAAGGTGGTAAAAATAAAGGAGAGGAGGTACCTGTAGCTGACAAGGACCAGCAAGCAGGTAAGTATGATGTAGAGGATAGCCCTAGTGTAGAGTTAACTAAGGACGATATGAATAATTTTAAGCTTCTCGATCGAGAGGATCAAATGAGGGTTAAGAAGTATATTGAGAGTAAGTCATTTAGAAGTCTTGCGCAGGGCACCTTGAGAGGTTCAGAGGATGAGGTAGAGCAGGCTTTTAGGCTCTTAATGAGCTCACATCTTACTGGTGATGGCATACATCAAGTAATGCAGGATATAAACGCCGGTAAGGCTGTCAATACGAAGCTACTTACACAAGTAGGTAATTACTCACCTCGTGAGATATTTAATAGTGATGAGGCGTGGGAGGTATATAAAATCCTAATGCCTGTAGGAGTAGGAAAGCTGCAGCAAGGCCCGGGTGAGGTTGCTTTTGCTATGATGTCACCGGATGTTGATGAACAAACAAAGGGAGATATTAGTATAAATGGAGAGCTGTATGAGTTAAAGTTAAATGGTGGTAGAATAAGTGATAAGGCTGGTCCTAACCCTGGATTAATTAAAGGTATACTGAGTAAGTATTTCGGTGAGGGTGTTATGTCTTTTTTTGCAGGTCAGCAATCACTACGCACTAGTGAATTTGTAAAGTGGGCTAATACAGCTAAATCTAGAGGTGATCAGGTTGATTTTGTAAGCTGCGCGCAAGAGATTTATACAGAAATATTAGACGCTCAGCATGCTCAGCCGATTGCCGCTTTATTTAAGGCAGATCAAGTTAGTCCGGACGAAGTTATTTCACTGTTTAAGCAACAGAGTTTCGATTACTATAAGGGTACTAAGGTAGGTGGTAGTGGTCAGTGGAATAAGTTAATTGGTATTAATACGCAACATAAAAGAGGTTCAATTGCTGTAATAGAAACAGGAGAGCAATTTGCAAAAACACCTATGGAGGGTACAAATCCTGCGATAGTAAGAACAAAATCAGGAACGCGTGAAAATTATATAGAATTCAAGCCTCAAAAATAAATTATGAAGAACTTTAAGCAGTATTATGAGGCGTATAGTCTCTTAGAAGAAAAGGCGGCTAACACACACCTTACTCACCTAGAAGAACTAGTTTTAACGAGGGGTAAAGAAGGGTATACGCAGGCAAAGGGTGTATTAGCTGATTTACTATCACATCTACAGGGCAAGAGTAAGAGAAAGATAGGTACTACGGTCAAATGGGACGGAGCCCCTGCAATATTTTGCGGTATTCATCCCGAGACTAAGAAGTTCTTTGTAGGTACTAAGTCCATCTTTAATAGAGAGCCTAAAATTAACTATGATGATCAGGATATCGATATTAACCATGGACATGCTCCTGGATTAGCCGATAAACTTAAGAAGGCCCTTAGACATTTACCAAAACTTGGTATCAGAAACATCATGCAGGGTGACTTCATGTTCGATTCATCAACAATTCAAAAAGAAGAGATTGATGGCGTGTCTCACTATACTTTTATGCCTAATACGATCAAGTATGCAGTAGAGGCTGACAGTAAGCTAGGTACGGAGTTAGCAAGCTCTGTGTTTGGTATTATATTCCATACTGAATATAGTGATCTAGATGGTAGAGCATCATTTGGTGCCAAGGTTAACAAGCTTAAAAGAGCTCCAGGTGTATGGTTTGATGATGCATTCTTCAAGGATGATACTGGAGTAGTTACTTTAGCTACGGATGAGGTTAAGCAGGTTAGAGATTATATGAAGACTGCTGACTCAATTAAGGTCAACTACAAGAATATTCCTTCTGAGCTGCTTAACATCTATATTAACACAGAAATTCGTGAAGGTAAGTTCCTTGAGAATCCAGAAGAGTCGTACAATAACCTCGTTATTTGGTTCAAGGCTAGAATGGTTAAAGAGATCGAGAAAAGAACGAGTAAGAGAGGAAAGCAGAGTATAGAAGAGAGCTTTAAAATGAAGCTAGCTAATATTGAGAAGGAGAGAGATAATATAATCAATCTGTTTAAGATATCAAAGCTTCTTTCACAGGCTAAGCAGATGTTTATTAACAAATATAACACAGCAGTATATACTACGAAGCACTTTGTAGATAATGGTGATGGTACTCTTAGAGTTACAGCACCTGAGGGATATGTTGCAGTTCAGAACGATGGCAATGCTGTGAAGCTAGTAGATAGACTTGAGTTTAGTAGAGCTAACTTTGCAAAAGATAAGCCGGGGTCATGATTACGTTTAAGGAATACTTTGAAAGTGAGGAGTCTCATGAAACAGTAGCGCTTCTACCGGGTGGATACAAGCCACCTACAAAGGGACATTTTAACGCATTTAGATATATTCTACAGGATGCGGATAGGGGAGTAGTTCTCATTGGCAAAAAGGAAAGAGATGGTATTACGGCTGATCAGGCGAGAGACATCTGGGAGATATACTCAAAGTATCTTGGCAAGCCTATAGAGGTGGCTGTTGCTGAGGTTACTCCGGTTAGATCTGTATATGATTTTGCAGATAGTCACAGTGATGTTAATATAGTAGTAGGTGCCGGTGATAAGGATGAGGATGTAAAGCGATACGAATACTTTGAAAAGAACATTAACAAGTATCCTCTTGTACAGGTAGTTAAAATACCTATGCAATCGGAAGGTATTTCAGGTACACAGACACGTGCTATGATAGCAGGTGATGTTGATTCAGCTGTTAACTATTTTGTACCGGATGAAGTTACTCCTGCGGATAAAGATCTAATTAAAAACATACTCTCAACCTAAATAACTATATGAGACATAATCCTAATATAGATATGATCGCTGAGACTTATATGAATCAGGTGTCTACCTCAACGGTACCTGGAGTGGTAATGATGGATGTATCAACTGGTGATAGTGCTAGTGGATGTGCACATGCCGCGCAGGGATGTACATGTGGTGGTTGCCCTGAATGCTCTGCCGTAGAGAGTGGTCAACAGCAAGAGCATGACCCTACTGAGATTAAGATGGCACTTGCAGAGCTCATGAAGGCTAAGGAGTATGCAGGTAAGCTCGAAGAAATGTTACAATCAGCTCACGGACTCGAGGGTTGGACTGCTGCAAAAATTACCAAAGCTGCTGACTATCTCTCATCCGTATATCACTGGTTATCGTATGAAACGGATGATAGTAGTTGTGAAAAGGGCCAGTTTAATACTGGTTATGAAGATAGTAGGATAGATGCTCATGAGGATGGTGAATGACCAAATAAAAAATAGATAGTAGTTAGCTATATGAAGAAATTTAAACAATATTTTGAAGAGAAAGCAGTTCTAGGACTTATCGAGTTTTTTCATATCGATGGAGTAGGTAAAGTGGCTGCTAAGCTTGATTCTGGTAATGGTGCCTTTAACGTGCTTCACGGTGAAGGTATTGTTGAGCAGGGTAAAAAAGTCTTCTTTAAAACAGTTAACGGTAGAACACTTGTTAAGGATAGAAAAGATTCTATTACTATTAATGTAGGTGCCGGTAATACAGAAGATAGACCAGTTGTTGAGTTTGATCTAAAAATAGGCGACAAGGAATATCATAATGTACCGTTCTCTATCGGTGACAGATCATCAAATATTTTTAAAATACTCGTTGGTAAGGACTTTATCAACAATCATCTTGACGCTCTTATTGACGTGAGTCAAGAAAATATCGCTGGTAAGGGAGTTGAGGTGGAAGAGGTTTAAACGTGGTACACCTTACTGTTATATATAGTAGTAATAATACCGTCTAACTCATCATTAAATAAGTAACCTTTATTCATCCTCCAAAAACCAGGTGGTTTTGCTAGCATTTTTTCAGCTAACCGGTCACGTATAAGATTCGAATCAGTAATAGTTGGCGCCCAGTCACCATTATATTCATCCCCAAATTCATTAGGGTCAATAAAGTCCGGTGCACCTGGCTTGAACCCGCGACGCCTCATTTCATCATTAATGCATAATATACGTCGAGCTAGGTACGATAGCTTGTTAGTGAAGAATAGCATGTGACCCTTAGCAAGCCGAAATGTATCAGGTGATTGGCCAAACTTTTGACCCTTATTGATACGATATCTCATCATACCTGTAACCATTTTAAGCTCAACACTCTCAGCTACTAAGTGTTGATCAACTAATAGCTTAGGATCTACCCCTACATTGCATCTCATAAGCTTATGATAGAAGTGTTCCTAATACTACACACTCTTAGCTGCTATGTCTGTCGTACATATCTACAAACTTATAAAATTCATTACGAGTCTTATCATCCTCCATAAAATCACCTGTAAGTTTACTAGTAATCATTGCGCACCCGTGATGCTTAACACCTCTATTACATGCACAACTATGCTGAGCTCTTATAACAACAGCTACACCTCTGTTACCTTCACAGATTTTATCAATTGCTTGTGTAATTTGTGTTGTCATACCCTCTTGGATCTGTGGACGTCTTGCATAATAATCAACAATACGATTAAGCTTTGATAGTCCAACTACCTTACCATCTACAGAAGGTATATATGCTACATGTGCTACACCTGTAAATGCCATATGGTGATGAGAGCATAAGCTAACAACAGGAATACCAGTTTGAGCTACAATACCATCATACCCATCACTAGGGAATGCTGTTACCTTAGGTGGTAGATTGTAACACCCTGATGCAATATCATTAACAAATGCTTTTGCTACTCTCATAGGAGTATTATCAGAGTTAGGATCATTACGCCAATCAAAGCCTAATGCATCTAGATATTTTTCGTATGCAGCAGCTGCATTATTAATAATCTCCTGCTTTTCTTCCTCTGTCTTAGGATGACTACTGCTAGCAGTAGGTAGTTTCGTAGATTTACCTCGTTCTTCTGTACTCATATATCTTATTATAACGACCAAAAGGACATTATCAAGACTAAATAATGGAGTATATGAAGAAATTATCTCAAAGGGAGTTGATTGAAGACGGTAGATTAAGAAGCACATTAGGAAGCTTAGCAGCAGGAGGGGCCAAGGCTTTAGCTAAAAAAGTGAGTCCTTCTTTATATGGCGATGTAGGTAAAGTTGCAAGTACCATTAAGAAAGCTTGGGAACGGCCTATTGATATAATCAAACAACAAACAAAGGATCTTCCTGAGATATATACTGACTTAAAGGATGTTAGAGAGTCAAAGGGTACACCTGGTATAGTTGATGTTAATTATACATTCACTCATACTACTACAGGAGATGAAATAAGCGCGCTTACTAGATTTAAGCAAATGGGAAAGCAATGGACGATTATTGATACTGTAGTAACTAATAAAGTAACTCCTGAGGTTAAACAACAAGTCGAGGATAGCCTCAAAACGCCTGAGAAGGAACAGTCACCGGAAGAGACTGATGATAAGGAATCGAGCCTTAAACGTAAGGAGCAGTTTGCACTTAAACGCAAGTCATTAAGTGATGCTCGAGCTCGTAACAACGCAGCAATGGATGCGTTAAAAAAGAAATCATACGATATACCACAACCAGAAGAAGAGTCCCCGTCTTTGCCTGATGCTGAAGAACCGGACGCGCAACCGGATGCTGAGGAGTCGGTTCCTAAGTTATTTGATGCTAACGATGAAGAAATACAAGTAGGGGATTATTTTATTGAGCCAGAGGAGTTAGCTATGGGTATTAAGGATTGGGGTAGAGTTGATAGTATTGACGATCGCATCATAACATTAACTCTAATAGGGAGTAGCCACGGTGATGGTGAGGATGCTGAACTTACACATAAACAATGGCAAGAGTATAAGGATACAATTGAAAAGTCAAACGGACCAGAGGATAGTGAGATGCTAGTTTCAGAAAAAAGTCAAAAAAGTTTGCTGAAACGCTTGCAATCGTGGTCTAGTTAGAATAAATGTACTATAGGGACGGGAGAGAAAACTAATTACTGACTTCTAAATGTCTGTATATTAATATTTTCTACTAATATACACTTTTTTAGTTGACTTTGATTATTTAGACGCTATTATAATAGTATATGAGTAAGTTTCAAAGTACTAAGGTTATTGAATTAGGTAGTTGTGCCTTTAGACAATGGAGAGCAACACACAGCCATTGTCAATATTTACATGGTTATCAGCTCAAGGCTAAATTATGGTTCGGTGGTAATGAGTTGGATGATAAGAACTGGATAGTTGACTTTGGAAGTCTTAATGATTTAAAGCAACACCTTAAAGAGTTGTTTGATCATACAACAACAGTAGCGGCTGATGACCCGGAACTAGAAACATTTAGAGAGCTTGATAAGAAGGGGCTAGTACAGCTAAGGGTTTTTGATGGCGGTGTAGGTATCGAGCGTGTGGCAGAGGTTGTATATTCACTAGCAAATGACTTTATCTTATTCCACACAGATCAAAGATGTTGGGTAGATAAGGTAGAAGTGTTTGAACATGAAGATAATTCAGCTACGTATGCTGGTGAATGTGTGAGTGAGGAGTATACATTACAGGAAACACGTACAGACACACAGCCGTTAGAGCAGGTGGACGTTAAACAGACCGTTCCGGAGAAAGCAGCTCCTGTAAGAAATGATAGTGCACGCCCTAGGAGAAAGCCGTCTTCTAAAACTAAGGGTGATTGGTTTAAGGGTACGACATGGGGATAATCCAGAGTACTTCAATGTATGATCATACCAACACCTTATGTTAGAAAGGGTATACCTATACCTTTAACTGCTAACGGATCAATAAAGCGATTAGGAGGCATGCTCATAGATGATAGGTGTATGTTAAGCATATCTCATGTGCCGGTTGGAGAGGGTAACAAGATAAGGATTCTTAAGAAAGATGGTACGTTTATATGGCGTCATATACAAAAGAAGTGTATGGTAGGTAGCGATATATCAGATCTATCAATATTATTGCTAAATGCACCAGTAGATACATCACAACATGATATAGTACCTATTGCACCGGTAAATATAGATGACGAAGTAATCATTACTAGGAAGCTCGCTGAAAATAATAAGCACCGGTCACGAAAAAACTTTATATCAAAAATATCACATAGTGATAGTGATATTATATGTGCACATGCGGGTAATTCAGACAAATCCATGTTAAGGTCCGGCGACTCAGGCATGCCATGGTTAATTAGACAGGGCGACGACTTAAAGCTAGTTTCCTTTACTTCAAGAGTGTGGATGGGTGTTGGTCCAAATCTGTATGCAATGCGAGATAGCATCGCACAGGTTCGCAAAGAAATGCTTAAGTTAGTTTAGGCATCTAACATCTTACATATATGGCGTAATATCTTTGATCTTGATATTTCAGCATTCCCAAACTCAAATGCGTGTATATTATTATCTACGCATTCT